CCTTTCACTAGGAGATTGTTGCATTAGAATTGACTGAGCCAACGACATCTAAGTTGCCGTTTGCATCTAGTTTCATTTTGTTTGTGCCGCCTGTTGCAAAGAACAGCGACCCACCGCTTTCTGTAATTGTCCAACCACCTAACCCTATAGGTTTGTTGAACGCCCATTTGTCACCTGACGATGTATAAAGAATAGTTGCGCTTGCACCATCTACTGTAAGACCCGCACCGTTTGCAGCCGCAGCATCAGCCGCACCAGAAGCAACAACAACATTCTTATCGTCAACTGTGAGTGTTGTACTGTTAATGGTAGTTGTAGTTCCATCAACTTGTAAATTACCTGCTACAACTAGAGTACCAGTATTATCTCCATGTGTTGCAGGGTCTATTGTAAATGTAGATGGTCCACGTAAGTAACCAGATAACGTGGCATTTGTACCGCTTATATCACCAGTAAATGTTGCTCCTGATAACTGTGCATATCGAGCATCTGATGCAGTTTTATTGTAATGATCTGCTAGCTCAAATGTACCATAGCCAACAACACCTAATGTATCACCTGCGGTTGCCGCAGTTCCCAAAACAACTGTTGATCCATTCGAAGCAGTATAATCAGCAGGGTCTAATCGTACACCGTTGAGGTATACGTCAACATATCCTGCATCATAAGTTGCAGGAAAAGATGTAGTAGACCCATTGTAAGAACCAGAAGATGAGCCAACTACATAATTCGATCTATTAGTTGTTCCATTTACACTTGATCCTGCGTTTTGAAAACTAGAACCATTGTAAACCTTCATAGTGTCAGTAGATGTATCGAACCAGAGCAATCCATCGTTAGGGGAACTAGGCGCACTACCACTAATTACATACTGATTACTAAACGAATTTACAGAAGTAAGATTATTAGCAACAGTATTAACATTAGATATTGAACCGCCAACATTATTAACATTAGTAATTGCACCTGCAACTGCACCAATATTATTAGAGCCACTTATATCTGTAGCAACAGTGGTTACATTACTTGCCACACCTGCAACGGTACTTACGTTGCTTGCTACCCCTGCAACTGTGGTTACATTAGATGCTATACCTGCTACTGTTGTAACATTAGCTGATATACCGCCAACTGCATTTACATTAGCTATATTAGTTGCAACAGTTCCTATATCCGTTGCGTCACCTGCTACTGCGGTAACATTACTTGCTATTCCTGCTACACTAGTTACATCGCTACTTATTCCTGCAACACTCGTAACATTAGCGTTAATACCTGCAACTGTATTTATATTAGATATTCCAGAAGCAACTGTGTTAACATTCGAAATGCCAGTACCAACTGTATTAACATTAGCTATATTTTGAGCAACAGTATCAATCTCAGANGTAGACTCATTAAGATCGTTTGCTACNGTTTCTATTTCAGAAACAGTTTCCGCAAGATCATTAGCAACAGATACTACACTAGCAATATTTGTAGCTACTGAATTAACGCTAGATATATTACTTGCTACTGTGTTTACATTAGAAATAGCACCCGCAACCGTAGATACATTTGAATTGTTACCTGCTACTGTTGTTACATTTGCAGATATTCCTGCAACTGTTGCAATATTAGCATTATTACTTGCAGCAGTAGTAATGGCATTAGTCGCTGTAGTCCCATCTTGTATATCAGCAAGTAATGCTATGTCAGCAGACGCAGCAGAAACAGTTTGTACGTCGGTAATACTTGGCCCTGCCTCTACTGCGCCACTTGATGCATTGAAAGCGAGCGTCTTTCCTTTACGAGTGTCGACATCGGGGAGGACGAGTGACACCGCAGCATCAAAATCTGTAAGTTGCAATGCACGATTAGCCTGATCCTCAAGGTCAGCAGCAATAGCAACCAATCTATCTAGCTCTGTATTCAGTGCAACAATNTTAAAAGCGCCAGAAACAGGGAAATCAGTTGTTCTCTCTAATTCAATATCACGGGTAATAACAACAGTAGACCCACCAGTGCCACCTGTGACAGACATAGAAACAGTACCAGTAGAACCGTCACCACCCGAAACAGTGTAGTGAGTAGTAATTGTTTTGAGCGTCCCATCTATATATACATTCAGATCTGCATTATCAAAAAACTCAAATGGTACTGCAAAGCTTGTTTGCGTTTGGCCTTGCGCTACGTTGTAAGAAATACGCGGTGAATTATCTGCAATATTAATCGTCATAATAAATCCTCATTTGAGTGCAGAATATAAATCAATTTAAAAAGCTGCAACGCACAAAAAGCGATTCTATCCGCACAATTAATTAAATCTACCAAGTGGTTTTTGTGGTAGTTCTTCTCTAATTGCACCAAGCATGCTATTTACAAAATCTTTGTACCAAAATATTTGAGCAAAAGGTAAAATCCTTGCAAGATCTTTTACGCCCTCATTGTAATTACCACTAATTAAATCAGCAAAAGCTCTGTAATAATCTAATGCAATAGAAGGTCCTGCACCACCAATTCCAGTTAAGGCATCAGCAGTATTAGGACCTTGAGGAAACTTAGGCGAAACAAAACCACCAGTTATATTAGGCCCACCCATAGCAAGAGAAGTAGCCATTGCTGTATAAAACAAATCGGTATGTAAGGGCATAAGCCCAGAGTAATCAAATGCTCTAGCAAATTGATCTTGGAATTTTAACTCAATGTAATCAGGAGTTCTAATTTGCAATACCATGTAACCTAAACCCAGAGCCATTGCTGTACCCATATACTGACTCTTAACCTGACCAGAAGCATAAGCCCCCATAGTTTTATTTACTGCGGCTAGTGAGTAACTATAGAACTGAAATGGTAAGCCCATTAATGCATTTTCTACTCTAGCATATCCTCTGTACTTCGTGCTTTCTTTCATACCTAACTTTGAAGCAACGCTCATTGGCAAGTAAACCACACCATCAACTATATTTGGTTTGTCCATTGGAGTACCCATAAGTATAGTGTTTGCAGCACCAGACCCTAAAGCAACTCTAAACCTTCTTGTTGCTTCTGTATCAGTCCATTTCTCTGTGTTTGCTAAATAAAGACCAGAGTCTCCTTGTTGTATTGCTTCTTGATCAGCAATACGTTTAGCCATATTTTGATCTATTGTGTATCTAGCTAAAAACTCTCTTTCCATTTTATTTGCAGAACCATTTGCCCACTTTTTAGAATAATCAATAATAGTGTGGCTACGCATCATTCCATCAAAATCTTTAAATATTCTAGTAAATGGACCAAGACCATTTAATGCATAGAACCCATTTTTAGCTTTATCAAAAATAGTAGATCTCAAAGGATTGTTAGAAAGATCGTCAACTAATCTTAAGTGAACACTTCCTAATAAAAGTTCTAAAGCTTCACCTGCTATCCTTAATTCTTTAGCTCCCATCTTAAGTTGGTTTTGCTGAAGTATTGTAAATAGACCTTGAAAGGTTTCTTTAAAACCATGCTCCATTACAATTTTAGCAGGTTCAGTTAATGTAGCTACACCTGCGCCACCTAAATAGCCAAACTGTGCAGCATCTCTTAATACTTGTGCAATAGTGTAATCCCAAGAACTGGGGCTTTTATATTTTGTAGTGCCAACAACTCTATCATAAGCATGTTGTATATCTTTTAATACTGCGTTTCTTCTTTTAAGTGGTATTTTAGCTTCTGCCATAACAGCATCTTGTTCCATAAGAACTTCATCTATTTGCTTGCCACCAAACTGTCTTGAAAATTCATACCTAGCCCCAACTCTAGAAGTGTAAGCTCGCATTACTTGTATTGGATTAGTGTGTATATATTTTAAGACAAGAGCATTAGGAATATCTACAACTCTATGCCTTTGATGCTTTGATTTACCAAGTCCAAAAAACATTTGGTCTACATCAAGAGGATCGTGCTCATTTAAAAGTCTATCTGTAAATCTTTTTACACGTTTATCAATATCAGCGGGATCAGTAGAAAAATCTATCTTTACTATTTTACCATCTTTAGCATATGCAACACTTGCAGGATTTTCATAAAACCATTCTCTAGCAACAGCTTCAAAACCATCCCTATCAGATTTAATTGCATCTGTATCAAAATATCTAGGGAAAAACGCTACTTCATTTTTATGTGTCATTTTTCCTAAGTTTGCATATTCTTCTAATACTTCTTCATATTCTTTTATAGTCTCTTTATTTTTTGCAATAAGAGAGCTAAGAGTAGTTATATAATCTTTATTTTTAGATTTTTTAATTTTATCTTCGTATCTTTTTATAGTTGCATTACGTTTTCTTATTTCATTCCTATAAAAAGAACTGTGACCAATCATGCCTTGTTCTCGTAAACGAGGTTCCCACAAGTCATCAAAATATTTAGACATTACTTTCATTGCCTGAGATTCATACTCATCGGCAGGAGCCTCACCTTTTATTCTTTTGTTAGAAACCATTTCAGTCCAAGCTTCAAAAGGCTTTCTTTTAAATCCCATATAATCAAATGGAGCAATCACACCTTTGCCTGTGTACTTGCCCCATATCTGAAGCAATTCATCATAATGCTGAACAAATTCACCTTCTAATAATTTTGCATCTTGAGCTACAGAGGGGTCTAATGCTGCACCTCTTTTGTTAGCCTCTAACAATATGCCACTATCATTTTGTATCTTAAGCAATGTTTCTTTTGTTTCATCTGGTAGCTTATCATCTTGCAAGATTCTTTTTGCAGCAGTGGGTATAAATTTAAAAAACCAAGAGTCAGTAAAAAAATTTCTTGCAATATTTAAATTAGTTTTAGGAGCTTCTGTTATTCCAACAGGACCAAAATCAGAAAGTTTTTGCTCTCTATCAAATGATTTATCAATAGGTGTAGGCTCTTTATTTATTGCATCTGTTAAGTCTTTTATTTCTTTTTCTGCGGCTCTGCTTGCATTAACTCTTCTTGCCAACGGAATATCAATTAATCCACGCAACGCACCACCAATAATAAAAGAAGAGCCTATGGCAACAATAGGTTCATCAGGAGTAGAAAATGGATCTAACGGATAACGTATTGCTTCCTGACCACCAACAAGACCTGCCGTATAAGCACCCTGCTTAAACATTCTGTAATATAAATTTGCACCAGTAACAAAAGGAATAGGAATAGCATTAACTGGATCAAGCACACCTGCTGCTATATTACTACCAGTAGACGATCTATCAATAATATTTCTTGTAGCTTTATTAGCTATGAGACTAGACTCAATATGCTTAAAATGTTCTGGACTAGACGCTCTCATAAGATATGGAGCAAACATTTTATTTCTTTCGTCAATCATATCCATTGGGTTAAACCCATCTTCAAGAGGTGGGGCAAACCCATAATTCTTAAGTTCCCTAATATAATCCATAGCTGGCATATATCTATAGGATAAATTTGCTGCTAAAGTTTGGAAAAATGTAGGATCTTCCATTTCCTCTTGATCAGATCTAGAATTTTTTTGAATCTTAGGAAGTATGTCTAAACCATTTCTCATTAACGGTCGCCTTCATACTTAATTAATTTATCTCTATCTAATGCACCTAAACTACGAGTAAATGGTGTTTCCCTTATTCCTGCTATACCATCAAACATTCTTGGTCTTTTTGCCAAACCATCTCTTATTGCCGCTGCGTTTTGTTGGTTTCTTAATGTTGCAGCTAAAAGTAATTCTTGACTTTTTCTTGCCTCGCCTTCAGCCCATTCGTTTGTTTCAGTTAAATCAAATGCAGGATGTATAACTTCTTCAGCACTAATAAA